GCCAGGCCAACGGCATAGCGGAAAACTTCAATACCTGGTTGGACCGGGAAGCGCGGGAGTTGGCCACCTACCAAAACCCCAAGGTGATGGACAACCGCACCTTTGTGCGCATGAAGCGCATCACCAACCAAATGGTGAAAGCCACAGGCAAAGAGCGTGAAGACCTGCGCAAGCAAGCCGTGCGCGAGGGTAAGGGCTTGGTGTTTACCAGCCCCGCTGAAGGGTTTGCGTGGATCGAATCCAAGCGCCTGAAGTGGAACACCCAAAAACCGCACAGAGCGCTGCCCAAGATCAAGTGCCCCGCCACAGGCCGCATGCGCCACATGACCCCGCAAGAGAGCCTGGATGCAGCTAAGGCCGCTGGCTGGCAGCCGCTGAGCGTGCCCACCGAAATACTGGTGGACGCCTTCCGGCCGCACATCCTCAAAAAAGTCACGCGCGGCACCGTTATCCCGTTTGGTGGCCAGCGCTACCGCCACCCGGCGCTAGACGCGCTGATGAATGAGCAAGTGCAAGTGGTGGTTGACCCAGAGGACTTCAGCCGCGTGTGGGTGAAGAACCTAGAAGGCCAGCTGCTGTGCGTTGCCGAGCATGTGCCCGATGTGCAAAGCCGCAGCCAAAGCATGCGCGAGATGGCCGACGCCAAGCGCGCCGCCGCCCGCATCCGCCTGCGTGAACGCCAGATTGACGCCATCGAGCAAGAAATCGCCCCGCCCAACCTGTTGGAGATGGACACCCCCAGCGTGGTCATCCCCGCCAACTTTGGCCAGCGCAAAGCCGAGCTGGTGCCGGCCCAAGAAGAGCCGCAAGCCGAGAACCCGATGGAGGTGTATTTGCGCCGCCGCGTGGCTGAAAAGCGCGCCCAAGAAGCGCAAGCCGAGCTGGATGCCCTGGCCCGCATTGAAGCCGCCATGAACGGCGCGGGGCAGGAAGACGACGACACGGATTTTGAAAGTGCCGCTGGGTAATTCCCGTTACCCAGCGGCGTGAGCCGGGGCAATGCCGCCCCATAACCCAAGGAAAGAAGCCGCATTATGCGCAAACACTTTGTGAAGATTGAAAACTACTCGCGCCTGGAACAGGGCGTTGCCATGCTCTCTGAGCGCGGAGCGCGCGAGGCGTCGTGGCAGCTCATCACCGGACGAGCCGGTGAGGGAAAGACCACCACGCTCTTCAACTGGGGTGCGGCCTGCGGAGCGGCCTTCATCGCCATGCACCCGGGCATGAGCCCTGGCAAGCTGCTGAGCACACTGGCCGCAAAGCTCCACGTCACCCGCAGCGCTGGCAGTGACCTGGATGACGCCATCGGTCAAAAGCTGCTGCTTGACCAAGTGACCGTGATTCTTGACGAAGCCCACAACGGCCTGGCCGAGCGAGCGGCCAGCCTGGAGGGCCTGCGCAGCGTCACAGACAAGAGCGGCACTCCTGTGCTGCTGGTGACGATGGAAACCGAGGTGGGCCGCTTTGACGAACACCTCCAGCTCTCAAGCCGCATCTTCAACTGGGTCGAATTCCTGCCCACGGGTCTGGAAGACGTTGCCAAAGTGTGCAAGAGCCTGGCTGAAGTGCCTCTCGGGCCCGACCTGGTGCAGCGCATTGCCAAAGACTCCGGCGGCCAGATGCGCGGCATCTTGAACGCCATCAGCCGTGTCGAAATGGCCGCCAAAGGCATACCCGACCGGGCACCTGATGCACCTGTCACTGCCGCGCAGATGAAGGGCGTGCGGCTGGTTGAGGACTACCGAACTGGCCACGGTTTGCGCAAGGTATCGCGGCCATGACCACCACCCCCCACCACGCCCGCAAACACCGCCGCCGCCCGCTGCGCGAACGTGCGTGGTGGTGCATGCGCGAGATGGCTGCGTTTGGCTTGGATGACCTCCTGCTGACAGTTGCCACCGGCGCTGAACGCGCAGCGGCCGACAACCTGCGCCGCTACATCCGCAGCCTTGAGCGCCACGGCGTGCTGGCCCACCTGCGCCAGGTGCGCGACGACAACGAGCGCCGCTGGCGCTTGGCCCGTGATCTTGGTCCCAGCGCCCCAGTGCTGCGGCGCAGCACAGATGCCCGCAGCGGCCCCGAGCTGATCGACACCAACACCCAGACCCGCATTGAAGCCCCCGCAACAGCCCCAGACACGAGCCAGCCATGAACACCACCACTGCCACCACTGCCACCGCCATCACCCCGATGAAGCTATCTGACCTCACCCGCGCCCAGCAAGACCTGTTGCTTGAAACAGTGGGGCTGGACAAGTCCGGCGGCGCCTATCGCAACGCCTGGATCGCCGCCCAAGGCTCAGATGCCGACGAGCAAGACCGCATCCTGATGGGCCTGGGTCTGCTCATCCGCGCGGCGTACCCGCTGCGCCCCGAGCCGCACTGGCTCTATCAGTGCAACGCCGCCGGCCTGGGCGTCGCCCGACTCATCGCCCAGCGCCGCCGCTCTGCTGACCAGTTGCCGCACTGCGAAGCGACGCCCGCCGGCAGCGGCAGCGGCTTTGATGACGCTGAACTGGCCGCAAGCTGGGGAGCCGCAGCGTGAGCCCATCCGCCACCGTCATCCCCATCGCCCCAGCCCCGGCGCCGGCTGGAATTGACTGGCGGGCTGAGCTTGACAAAGCCGTTGTGGCGAACCCGCGCGGCGCGGCTGGCGTGGCCGAATCGCTGGGCGTGTCGCGGGGCTACGTCAGCCAGGTGCTAAACGGTCACTGGCCCGTTGTGCCCGCTCAGTTTGTGGTGCGCGTTGTTGAGCGCCTGTGCTCCACCGCGTGCCCGTACCTGCGCACAGACATTCCGCACGCCGCATGCCGCGAATACGCAGCACGAGAGTGGCGTGCGATCTCGCAGTTTGAAGTTGACCACTGGCGCGCTTGCAAAACCTGCACTTGCCGGGCGCCCGACCCACTGCCAACGCCGCTCAAGCCCAAGCCCGCGAACTGGGTCTTTGTGCCCCGGCCACGACCGGCGAAGCCTCGCCGCCGCAGCGCCGTTCACACCCCAGCAGCCCCATCCGCAGCAGTCCAAGGAGCCACCACATGACCCCATTGACTACAACCGCTCGCCATGCCGCGTGGCTTGAGCGCCACGCCTTGCCCTTGGCCGCCGCCTGGATCGTCGGCTATCTGTGCGGCCAGTGGCGCACCGAAGTTGACCTGATGCCCAACATGCTCGCAGCCCAGGAGCTTGCAGCCCAAGCCCGCCACCGGGCCCGCGTAGCCGAAGCCCGCCAAGAGCTGTGGGCCCAGGCTTGCGAACCCCTGCTGACGCTGCCGATTGAAGCCACGCCCGAAATCATTGCGGCCGACCTGCGCGGCGACGAAAGGAGCCGCTGAAATGGCCAGCGTCCTGCCCACCCTCACCCCCGCGCAACAGGCTGCCCGGGCGGCTGCGCTGGAAGCCCGGCGCCAGAAATCGCTCATCGCGCTGCATGCCGCTGCCCGCCAAGCGGGCATAGACGACGACACCCGGCGCCAGCTCCTCGCGTTACAAACCGGCGGCAAGCTGGGCCCCGACGGACTCACAGTAACGGGCGGCAAGCGCAGCGCCGCTGATGCGACTGTCCAAGAGCTGGATCGCACGATTGAAGCGATCCGCAAGCAAACCGGCGCCGCGCACCCGACTCGCGCCGGTGGCCGGCGCCGGCCTACACCGTCGGCCGACCGCGCAGCGCTGATGGCGAAGGTCCACGCGCTGCTGGCCGAGCTGGGCAAGGTCACAGGCGAGCCGCACAGCCTGCGCTATGCAGACGCGATTGCAAAGCGAAACGGCTGGGCGGACGCCGTCGATTTTTGCGACGGTCCAGCGCTGCACCGCGTTGTCGGGGCGCTCAGCCGCACGCTGCGCAGCAAATCCGGCCGGGCTTGACCGTGGCAGCAGCAGCAACAAACCGCAACGACCATGACGCCCCACCACCCCCTGCCGCCCGTGCCGCTCGCGCGGGTGGAGCTGGCCGATTTGTACGAGCTGGCGCAGTGGCTACCGCCCACCGCAGCCACCCTCGTTCGCGTGCTCGGCCCGGCTGCTGCGCTGGCCCTGCTGCAAGCCTGGCCCGGGGTGACGTACCCCATCCCCCGGCACCCCGACGCCAACGCCAACGGCGCGCGGCGCTGGGCTGCACTGGCAGACGTTGTGGGCGAGGCCGCCATGCCCGCACTGGCGGCTCACTGGGGCGGCAGCGCGCTGGATGTGCCCGTGTGCCGCGCCCTGCTGGCCCAAAAGCGCAACACATGGATCAGAGCCCAGTTCGACGTGCTGGTGAACCCCACCGGCGCCGCCATGTCAGGCAACGCCGCAGCTCAAGCCATCAGCCTGGCGCTCGCCCAAGCCGGCCAACCCATGACCCACCGCGAGCTGGAGCGGCTCATCAACCAGCCCGACGACATCAACAGCCCTCCGGGTGGGCGCAGAGCCCAAGGCCAGAACCCCAAGCAACTCGACTTGTTCGAAAACAACTGAAGAAGGAATGCCACATGGCAACCAGGCTGAAATCCAAGGCCGCAGCAGCGGCCAACATCCCCCAAAGCCGTACCGAGTGCGCCATGGCCATTCGCGTTCTGGGCGACCGGCAGCGCGAGTTTGAGCGCCTGCGCGCTGACATGAACGACCGCATCGCCCACGTCACCGCTGAATTCCAGCCGCAGCTTGATGCGCTGTCAGACCTCATCAGCCCGCTGCAAACCGGCATTCAAACCTGGTGCGAATCGCACCGTGTTGACCTGCTCGGCGAAGCTGACAGGCTGGGCAAGACCGCTGACCTGGTCACCGGCGAAGTTGCTTGGCGCCAGCGCCCACCCAGCGTGCGTATCAGCGGCGCTGACGCCGTGTGCGACACCTTGTTGCGGATGGGTCTGGGTCGCTTTGTGCGCGTCAAAAACGAGCCAAACAAAGACGCAATGCTCACCGAGCCTCAAGCCGTGCGCGGCATTGCCGGCATCACTATCGTGTCGGGAGTTGAGGACTTCATCATCAGCCCGCGCGAGATAGACGTGCAACCCACCGGGAGCGCGGCATGACCGGCGCCTACAAACTCCCCCCGGGCGTCGCGGCCATGCCATTCGGGTCAGAGGCCCCGCCCGCGCTCGGCGCAGCCGATGAATTGCCGACAGACGTGCCGCAGCTGCACGAGGCCGTTCGGGCCCAGGCCCAGGCATTGACACTGCTGCACGCGAACCTGCTGGCGCGCGAGGAGATGATCCAAGACCTGGGGCGGGAGCTGCTCTTGGCTTGCCAGAGCCGCATCCTGAGGCGCCCCGTCGATGAAGTGCTGGCGGACATGGACGACGTGATTGCCCGCCGCTTTCGCCAGGTGCCGGCATCAGCTCTGTCGCCCGCCAACGGCGGCCGGCCGCACTGACATCAGCCATTGCAGGCCACCGTGGCACCACATCCCCTCACCCGCGTGACCACTGACCCGGCCAGCCTGCCGGGCGCCAGCCTGCTCCCAGGCCCGATCACGGTCACCGTGCGGTATTCACGGGCGCTTGCGCAATTTGTCAGCGCAACGGTGTGCGAAGTGTCGTGCCGCTCCGGCGCATCACCCCGCCACGCTGCCGAGCGCCTGGGCCGCAAGCTTTGGGGCACAGGCTTTGCGGGTGCGGTGGTGGTGCCCGTTGACCGCGCTCAAGCAGATGCAGGCGTGAGCCGCTGGGCCTTGAGCGCACACGCAGCAACAAACAAGGATCGTCAGCAATGACAACCAAGAGAACGGATTTGCTCACACAGGATGAGCGTGACCTGTTGGTCAAGATCGCCGAAGGCGCATCCCGCTTTGACATCGCCTGCTGGCTCGACATGCCGTCCAGCGCGGTTGACAGGCTGCAAGCAGCCCTGCGCCGCAAGTTGGGCGTGGCGACGGATATCGAAGCGGCGGTGATCGCGGTGCGCGAGGGGGTTGTATGAGCCGCGCCGCATCAAAACCGACAACCACGTTTCGGCGCCTGGTCGTGCACTACCTGCGGTGGCGGTACGGCGGGAATGTGTACGCGCTGAAGCCCCCGCTCGGCTACAGCCAGTACGTTCCCCGGCCTGTTTGGTATCGGTGTTGGTACCGGTGTTGGCTGAGGCCGCGTTGGGTTGTTGAGCAGTGGCTTTTCGTCCGTTACGGTCAAGCCATGCAACTGAAATGGCCTGGGAAATGACAGACCACAACACGCACCACACGCCGCACCCAAAGTGCCCGCATTGCGGATACGAGCTGGACACCAACGAAATGCTGATGGCTGAAGTGACGGACCGGGATTTGTATGAGGTCGCGGTGAACGAAGAAGCTGCGCCGTTGAAGTGCCCAGCCTGCGACCACGATTACTGGGTGCGGGGCGGCTACACGCCGCACTACACCGCAGCCTGGACGGAATTTGATTTGTGAAATGACACCTCACCCGGGTTGCCCTACACTCCCGCCGTCCCCCTCATTGGGGATACGGGTTTGGCGACCCGGGAATCCAGGCGCAGTAGCCGCGCCCGTCGCGGCTTTTTTACGTCCGTAAGGGCGTGCTGCGCACATACGGCCAGCTTTCTATGGTGGGCCGTGTGGGGACACCCGCGAGGGTGTGCCGGTTCCTGGACCCGGTTCGCCAACCCTGCACGGTCTGCCGCCCCCTTTTGGCGAGGGGGGCGACAGGAAACCTTCACCCTGTTGTCCCAGGAGCCACTATGGCTAACACCACCGCGAGCGCGGGAGCGCTCATCTTCCAATTCCCTGCCTATCAACTACGCACCGTGATGCGCGACGGCGAACCGTGGTTCGTCGCTGCTGATGTGATTGCCGCGCTTGGAATCGGGAATATCACCGACGCGCTGCGCCGCCTTGATGATGAAGAAAAGGGATTCGATTCAATCGACACCCTTGGCGGCGTCCAGCAGCTTGCCATCGTCAACGAATCCGGCCTCTACAGCCTGATCCTGGGCAGCCGCAAGCCCGAAGCCAAGAAGTTCAAGAAGTGGGTCACTGCCGAGGTGCTCCCCGCCATTCGGCGCACCGGGCGGTATGTGGCCACGCAAGTAGGCCCGGAACCGCAGGCCATGCGCGCACTTCCGGTCACCAGCGACGACCTGGTTCGTCAGGTTGCCTCACTCAGCCGCCAGGTGGCCAACCTGAGCCGGCGCGTCATCACCACCCAAGGCAAGCTGGTGAAGGTGCAAGCCCGCAACATTGAACTGATTGAAGGCCGCATGAGCGGCGAAGAAGCCAGCGCCACCATCATTGCCATGGTGCAGCAGGGCGAGCCCCGCGAGCGCATCCGCCTGATGACCGGCCGCAGCTACAACGCCATTCGCCAAGCCATTTTTAAAGCCCGCCAGCGGGGTGATTTGGCGGCCGCCGAAGGGCTTGCGGGGCAGCAGCCCACGCAACAACAGGGCGCACTGGACTTGGAGGGCAGCCGCCATGCTTGAGGCTGCCACCCAACCCAGCCTGCGCCACGGCCTGGGCGAGCTTTGGTTTCTTCTGGACCAAGCCGGCGCCGTGGCCGGCAGCGTAGAGCCGACGCTGGAAAACCTCAACCAGGAAGACGGCCACAACCGCGCCCGGCAATTGGCCGGGGCAGCCCTTACTTTGCTGAAATTGGCAAAGGCCAAACTGGAGGAGCTGGAGCCGCTAGCAAGAGACATGCAGTAACTGCTTCAATACCAAGCCCGCCCCGTGCGGGCTTTTTTTCGACATCACGCCGCCCGGCAAGCAAATAAATCTCCCCTGGCAATATCAACACCAAAACTGGATGTTGGTCCCCAAACGATATGGGTGGAACGAGCCAGAAGGTCTTTGGGTGCGGTATCCAGTGCATCCCGTCTGGCGTTGTAGTGATCCGTATTTGCGCCAACGAATCCAGCGCCCAAATAGGACCGGCCTTCAATTGAACCGACCAGTTTGCAGCTCTGGTCAACTGGCAGGATGGTGACCTGACGGATCATCGTTCCTGCCATCGGATTTCCAGCGCATGCCGCAATGGCTGAGCATGCAGAAAGTACAACGATAAGACGGGCTGGTGTCTTGAATACTGGCGGTTTCATGGGCTGATCCATCAACTGGATTGGTTTCGATGGCGCCCAGATTACCCGCCTGGTCGCAACCACAACACCCCATTTGGGGGGGGTATTTGGTTGTTGCTTGGTGTGCTCTGCCGAGCCCGCCCACCATGACCTGAGCTCGCGCGCGCGCGAACACTCGCACCCTGTGTTGACTGCTTATTTGCATCGCAGAGGAACTGCAACGTATGCCGCTAGACGACCGCCAGCTCAGCCCGCATTTTTGGCTGAGCGAATTCACAACCAGCCAGGCCGCTGCGCGCCTGGTGCTTGACAACACCCCGCCGCCGCAAGCGTTGGCCAACCTGGCTCGGCTGGCTGGCTTGCTGGAGGTGGTGCGGCAACTGCTTGGCGACCGCCCCCTGGTCATCAGCAGCGGCTACCGCAGCGAAGCGGTCAACCGCGCCGTCAAAGGCGCTGTGGGTAGCGCGCACCTGTTTGGCTGCGCGGCTGACTTTCATGTGCCGGGTTTGTCGCCGCTGGAGGTTTGCCGCCTGCTGGTGTCGGCCCCCGGTCTGGGCTTTGAGCAACTCATTGACGAAGGCGATTGGGTCCACCTGGCCGTGCCCCAGTACGTGACCGCTGACAACGCCCGAACTGGCGGCCAGCACCAGGTCTTGACGGCGCAGTTCAATCCGGGCGGCAAGAAAACCACCTACCTGCCTGGCCTGGTCAATGCGCCGCAGTCAGCCAGCGCCCAGGGGGCTGAAGCATGATCCCTGCCCTTATCGCGCCGCTGATGCAGACCATTGGCACCGTCATTGATCGCATCATCCCCGACACCGCCGCCGCCGCTCAGGCCAAGACGGCCGCGCAGCTTGAGGTGCTCAAGCTCGCCCAAGCGGGCGAATTGGCCCAGCTCGAATCTGCAACCAAAGTCATCGTGGCCGAAGCCCAGGGTGAGGGCTGGTTGCAGCGCAACTGGCGCCCGCTGGTCATGCTGAACTTTGCCGCGCTCATCACTGCGCGCTGGCTGGGCTTGTCAGCCCCGGGCATTGACCAGGCGCTGGAAATGAAGCTGTTTGACATCGTGCAGCTTGGCCTGGGCGGTTATGTGATTGGCCGCAGCGCCGAAAAGATTGCCGCCACGCTGCGGCCGGGTGCGCCGGGGGGTGCGCCATGAGTTTTGATGAAATTTTGAAGCTGGCCACCTTGGTGCTGGGTTGCGTCAATTTTTTGGTGACCGTGGGGCTGTGGCTTTATGTGCGCAGCAGCGACCGGCACGAAAAGATTGACCAGCGATTCAGTGAATTGGCTAAAGACCTGGACACACGCATGGACAAAACCGCCGAGCGGCTGACGGCGCTGGAGGCCGACGCCCGCCGAGCACCCACGCATGCCGACATGGGGCGGGTGTATGAGCGCATCAATGCGGTAGCTGAAACGCTGGGCAACCTCAAGGGCGCCGTGGACCAGTTACGCATCAGCGTGAATCAATTGATGAGCAAGATTGTTGACAAGGGGTTGTCCGCATGAGCACCGCAGCACAACGCCTGACCGATCAGGTGCGCCGCCAAACCCTGTTGGCCATCTTGGCTTTTGCGCCTGGTGGCGCGGCCCCGGTGCGCGCGCTGCGCGACGATCTGGAGCGCGACCACGGCCTGGTGGCAACGCAAGACCGCGTGCGCGCCGATGTGGCCTGGCTGGCCGACGTGGGCTTTGTCGAATTTGCCCCGGTACAAGACCTGGCCAAACTGACCCCCGCGGGGCAAGACGTGGTGATGCAGCGCCGGCCCATGGCCGGATAATGGGCCATGGCCCACCCCAAGGAAACCCGATCGCGCTTGCGCGGTGCCTACCTGGGCGGCTTGCCACTTGAGCAAGCTGCGCTCAAGGCCGGGGTGCCCCTGCCAACCGCCCGGCGCTGGAAGGCCGAAGCCATGGGCGAGGGCGACGACTGGGACAAATTCCAAGCTGCCAGCCTGGTGGTGGCTGGCGGCGGGTTTGACCAGGTCATGGGCCGGGTGGCGGCTGCCGTGATTTTGCGCACCGAGGCTGTCATGGAAAGCCTGGCCGCCAGCGCCGATCTGGACCCGGTGGACGCTGCCAAAGCCATTGCCAGCCTGGCTGACAGCCTGGGCAAGGCCAAAGCGGCCACCCGGGGCCTGATGCCGCAAGCCGACCAGTTGGCGGTGGAAACGGCTGCCCTGAAAGCTTTTGTTGAGCTGCTGGTGCGCCTGCACCCCGGCAGCGCCGAAGCCGCCATCACCGCCCTGCAAGCCTGGAGCCGGGGCGAGCGCTGAGCGCTGAAAAGGCCCGGGTACCGGGCGGGCGCGGTCTGCGCTGCGCGTAGCCTGGCCGCGACCATGCGCCCACATGGTCACCCCCAAGATTTCAGCCAAACAGGCCAGCGCCGAGCTGGCCGCTTTTGCCGCCCAACTGCGCCAGCGCATTGAAGCCGAGGTCTCAGGGTTTGACCCTGACCCGCGCGCCGTAGCCCAGCGCCGCGCCCAGGCCCAGGCTGACTTTGGCTTTTTCACCCAAACCTATTTCCCGCACTACATCCGCAGCCCGCACCGCAGCAAGCTGCACCACTACCTGTTTGCGCGCCTGCCCGAGATCGTGGCCGCGCCCACGGGTCAGGCCGATGCCATTGCCGCCCCCCGTGGCGAGGCCAAGAGCACCTTGGTCAGCCAGCTTTTTGTTCTGTGGTGCCTGGTCACCGGCCGCAAGCGTTACCCCGTCATCGTGATGGACAGCATCGACCAAGCCTCGCCGATGCTCGAAGCCATCAAAGCCGAGCTGGAGTTCAACCCCCGCCTCGCAACAGACTTTGCCGACCAAGCCGGGCAGGGCCGCGTGTGGCAAGCCGCCACCATCGTGACCCGGGGCGATGCCAAGGTGCAGGTGGCTGGCAGCGGCAAGCGGCTACGCGGCCTGCGGCACGGCCCTTACCGGCCCGATTTGTGCGTGCTCGACGACATTGAAAACGACGAACAAGTGCGCTCCCCAGACCAGCGCGACAAGCTGCAAAGCTGGCTGAGCAAGACGGTGCTGCCCCTGGGTGGCGCCGGGTCGAAGTTTGATGTGGTCTATATCGGCACCATCCTGCACCACGACTCGGTGCTGAGCCGCACGCTCAAGAACCCCTTGTGGCGCACAGCCAGGTTCAAAGCCTTGTTGCAGTGGCCCGACAACATGGACCTGTGGGACCAGTGGGAAGAGCTGTTGCGCAACCAGGGGGCCGATGCCGCCGCCCAGTTCTACGCCCGCCAGCAGCAGCGCATGGATGCCGGCTCGCGCGTGAGCTGGGCCGCGCGGCCCTTGCTGGAGTTGATGAAAATCCGCGCCCGTGACGGCCACGCCACGTTTGACAGCGAGTACCAAAACGACCCCGTGGCGGGGGACAACGCTCCCTTCCACGGCATCATCAAGTTCTGGGTCAACCGCTTGCCCGACTGGGTGTTTTTTGGCGCTTGCGACCCGAGCCTGGGCAAAGCCGGCGCCAGCCGAGACCCATCCGCGTTACTCGTTGGCGGGCTGAACCGCCAAACCGGCGTGTTGGATGTGGTGGAAGCGGCCATCAAAAAACGCCTGCCCGACCGCATCATTGAAGACATCATCAGCTTGCAACTGCAATACCGCTGCGTGCTGTGGGCGGTGGAAGCCGTGCAGTTCCAAGAGTTTTTGCGCACCGAGCTGGTCAAGCGCAGCGCGGCCCGTGGGGTGCCGGTGCCCGCGCGGGCGGTGCAGCCGATTGCCGACAAGCTCTTGAGAATCGAGAGTCTGCAACCCCACGTCAAAAACGAGTTGATCCGGCTGCACCCCAGCCAAACCACGCTGATTGAACAGCTGAGCCACTTTCCCAAAGCGGATCATGACGACGGACCCGACGCGCTGCACATGCTGTGGGCGCTGGCCACCAGCGGCCTGACCAGCGTGGCCATCACCAGCCGCGAGCCCACAAACCGCCACCGCGTTGACCTGCGCGGCTATTGATATGACCACCTCTGTGCAATCTCTGCGCGGCCCCGACATTGCAACGCGCATCGCGGCGTTTGACTTCAGCGTGCTGGGCGAGCTGCTGCCCAACCCGGACCCGCTGCTCAAAGAGCTGGGGCAAGACATCAGGGTGTATCGGGACTTGATGCGCGAGTCGCACGTCGGCTCATGCATTCGCCGTCGCAAGGCCGCTGT